TAGCCCTCACTATCTTTTCATCCCTTCGTGAAGCTGCTCCGCTGTATTCAGCGAGAGTTGATGCCATGATAACTGAGAACTTCATCTGTAAATCACGTATTTGTTATGATGTGCTATTGATCTCATGTTCTCGCGGTCTGCCTTTGTTTTCTTCCGGCCTATCATATAACCCGCAACAACCCAATCAAACATTGACAGATCAATTCCGGAAAAGTTACCCATGACCGGCTCAATTGATACAAGTAATTTATTCTTCAGTCCTTCCATTGTCTTTGCCCTGAACATCTTTTCGGGTGATTCAATTGTTGCACCAAGATACACATTTTCGGGAAATTCAAACTCATGATACCTCCGAGGATTTTTCGTAAGAAAAGCAAACTGATGAATAGGGTTCTGCCGGACGACCTCAATCACCGCCTGAATCCATAACCTGTCAACCCACTCACCGAACAAATCAGCAAACGGGCAGACGAATATCACTGAAGGTTTTTTATACTTCTCAGGCTCCGTAAGCGCCTTCACGTTCAATCGCGGTACGTCGAAATTATCAAACATTCCATGACAGTAACAATATTCACAGCCATGCTTGCACCCGATCACCGGCGACCAAGCCCACTGATACCAACCGCGCGAAGGTATCATTCCTCTTCCTCCTGTCCGAAGTTCAGAACCGGCGGTTTAGGTTTCTCGCGTTCCATTTGCCCCATGTAAAGCGCAACCTTTTCTTTGACCTTCGCAAGTATGACCTGATAACTCATCTCATACAGGTCTGGAATCTCCTGTTCAAGTTCATTGAAGATAGATTCAAGGTTAGCATAAAGCGTTGCATTATATTTCGTAGTGAGGTTCTGAGAGATCAGCAGATTGATTGTTTCTTCTTTATATCCTCGGAACGGATTGAATGAGTTTTTAATCCTGATGACCTTCAGATCGTATGGTTGATCGGCATACAGCTTTTCGTTTATGTCATCTTCAATCTTAGCTATTGTTGAAGTCGAGGCGTTTGCATCCTTTGCCTCACGAAGTTCGCGCATCAGTTCCGACATTGACTTGAATTTAAAGTCCTCAGGATATGAATGTTCAACAAATAAGTCTTTAGCAAAATCCGTATAAGTTGCGATATCTCTCACGACAAACTCCCACATCGTAGAAAGTGAACGTGCAAAAGGATTCAAGGTATCGTTAAGGTTATCCAGGTCAAGTACCTTTTCTGTTGCTGTTGCTGCTACCTCTGACTTATCCAATAACTCCTTATTGAACATCATCAGAAACACATTTGCCCTGAGTTCATTGATGTAGTCCTTTTGAAAGGTCAGCAGATCAATCGGAGGTGCTTTATAGACAAGCATCTTTTCAAGGTCAATCATCATTGTCGGATCGCGCGGCATATCCAGCGTGATAACATCCATTGTAGAGTTATGCACCGGCTCACGGCCTGATCCCTTGCACACTCCGCAAGTATGACCGTCTTTCAACATCCCAGAGCCGCCACACTCGTTACACGGAGTAACGTATTCAAATCTCTGAGGAAAGGCCGTCATCGCCGTAGAAAGGTCTAACTCACTGTCTATTTTGAGCGTCTTGTTCAGATATGGAATCACATCATGAAATACTGACACAAATGTTCTGCCCTGAGTTTCAGCATCGCGTTTGTATCCAAATCTCCGCGCAGGAACTTTCGTGTTCTTAGGCGTGAAAAACTGAATAAAATAATACTTGTTCTCTATTTTTATATATTCTGGATATTCTTGCCCTTCAGGTAAATATAAGAAATTGATCTCAGGCTTTTCAACCTGGGTGAATGTGATTGTATCCATGCCTAAGTAGATAGTGTACTTGAAACCGTCCGCCTCACCGGCTTCGGTCTTATACTTTATCGGGAGTTTTACAACCAGGTATTCAAGTATGTTGTTCTTCATCTCAAACATCACACATTGTTCCGATGTTGCAATGAATGGATAAGGTTTGGCTTTCTCTTTTGCCGGGTTAAAAGCGTCAAACTCAGTAATCAAAAATGCATTAGGATCGATATAGTTATAATCCACAAAAGCATATTCAAAGAACTTTTCAAGTGAAGCATCGCCCCAGTAATGAGAGATGAATTGTTCAAACTCATCCTTTCGTTTCTGGTCGTCTTTGTCGCCCCACGAGATATCCCTCTTTTTTGGCTTCGTGCGGACTGTCTTTTGAAACGGCAGCTTTGTTGAGGCCAGCGTCGGTGGAATGATTGAGTTCGTGATTGTCTTTCGCATCTCAAACTCTTCCGGAGTTTCACGCTTAACGATCTGTTGAAGCAAGTCAGCAACCCCGTCGCCTGATACCATCTTGTAATAAGTCTCGGCTAACTTTGTCACTCGCTCATAATCTCGGTGCGTAAGATTGCGCCGGATTATCTCTGTCAGTTTTAAAAGTCCTTCCTGTTTAGTCATATTAATTTTATTTATGCTTCATAGTAGTTATTAAATGCCTCAACTATCAGATAATCAAGACCGTCGGAAAGATGACCGTATTTCTGATACTTGTCGCCCGTGACCTTGTCCGTAACGATATGTTTATCTTTCCCGCCGTCAATCGCTTGCTTAACGTACAACATATCAGCAATCATCTTCTTGCACCCCTCGTCAATGCGTATTCGTATCGGCAGTTTGTTCTCGAATATCCTGTTTATGAAGTCGCGGCGTTTAACCAGCGGCGGGTTCCTGGTTACGGTTCTGTCAGACTTGGCAACAAGATAACGCCGCAGCTTGAACTCGACGATCTCGTAATGATGCCGGAAGTCCTTGTTCATTGTTGAACGCGCACGGCCCGAAGCGTCACCGTAATAAAACAACCCCGATTTGTGATTCGGATACCTCAAAACAAGCTCTTCGCATACTTCCTCTGTTGAGTTGCGCGGGTTCTCCAGTGCTATTTCGTCAATGCAATAAGCCCACCAAATGTCATCTTTCTGCTCAAACTGCCATATTGAACATGAGTTATAAGGCACTGAGTTCTGGTCAAAAGATACATGAAGCGGGCGATCAGGGTCATACTTCAGGTTATCTACGTGTTCAATCCTGTTAAACGAAGAATAAAACTCACCCCCTGTAGTGGCAAAAGGATTGCCAAATACTAAGGCGCGGCCACGTTCTTCTGTATTGTTTGCAAGGATAGTGTTTATATAATTCTCCCCAACATTATGAACGTTATGATAAGCCGATGAGATAACAACCTTTTTGTTATTATATTCCTTCTCAAAAAACGTCTTATCCGAATAAATCTTTTCGGTTATCTCATCAACATACTTATCCAGCTCGAACATCTCAGCGAGCCAGTCGGACTTTGCCGGTGACGTAAGACAGTAAAGAGGATTCCATTGCTCATGCTGTCCTCCTTTTGCGGAAGGTTTACCGTCAACAATAAACATCCCTGGTTGTCTCATTCGTGTTATGATGACCTCTTTTACAGCTTCCTCTTTCGTGTCTTTGGTTTCATCCAATAGACACCACGCGAACTCCTTGCCTGAATGAGTTTCGTAATTATCCAAAGAGCCGGTGAAAATCAACCCTCCATTGGCAAATGAGATAATATTCGTAAAGCGGTCAAAGTTACGTTTACATTTAGTCCACATTGCCGGAGGCTCTTTGCCTGAGACATATAATCCTGCGGGATTCTCTTTGCTCCACTCTGTCACTCCGATTGAAGCCCAATATTCACGGATACGAAACAGGGTCGAAGTATTAAGCTGATCGTATGTATTTGCAAAGATCGCCCCCCTTACGTCTGGGAACTTAGAAACAAAGTTGATTGAGAGAACACCACCTAAGAAAGTTTTACCCGACCCCGTCCCAGCCAGAAACAGATTTATCGCTGCCGTCGATTTGAGTATCGACATCTGAGGCTTTGATAATATCTGCTCAACTTCATTCATTAGTTTTGATAATCACGTTAGGCAATTGTGGAACGTTTACAGTAGCGTCAATCTTTGTCGGAGCATCAAAGCCTAACATCTTCGTGATTGAATCCAGGGCTTTCTGTTTGTCGAATAGTTTTATCCGGACATACTCAACAGAAATAGGTTCTTTCTCTTTTGAATCTGGATCATATTCCCATTCTGTTTTAACCTTCGTGTCAATCTCTGCAATGATAGCTTTCTGATCTTCCGTAAGCGATTCAAAGTCTTTTCGCTTTATCCAAGTATTGTGAAGGCTTGCGATTGAATTGAAGGCAATCTTCTGATGCTCCTGAAGAATACGGAGCTTTGTTATTCCGGCAGTTTCGGCCAAATTATCCTGTAATTCTTTGATTCGTGCTAAAATGTTTGATTTTGTTAGCATAGTCGAAGCAGTAGAACGGGCTGATTTTTCAGAGTAACCGGCACGAATTGCGGCCTTACTTGCATTTAAGTCAATGCAATATTCATAACAGAATCTTTCCTGTTTGTCGTTTAATGGCAGTAGTTCTTCGCTGTTTTCTTCGTCAGTCATTACTTTTTATCTTTTCATACTGCAAAGTTAATCATTTATGCAATATCCGGCTCACTGAAATCATACGCGACGGTTCCGACTGTCCCGACGACAATCAGCTTCCGCAATATTGATACCACTTCTTCTTTAAACTTGTAAATCTCGAAAGTGTTGCACACATCGTCAATGTCATCCATTAACACTATTCTTGTTTCGCTCAGTTTTAACAAGCGAATTAATGCCACGTAAATGTTTTTTATCTCATCCATAACTTGCCCCTTTCGTTTGACGTATGACTTCAAAGAGTATTGGCTGATGTGTTGATTCGTCTTTCATTGATGTATGTGTATTTCGCCCTGATTAATTACTATTTTGCCATACTTCAAATCTACCGCCGTAGTGTCACCATCAAACAACTTTCCACGCCAATAGAAGATTACAATGTCACCTTCATAAACCCGTGCGCCCTGTTGCCAGTATTCGCCCTGACGGACTAACACAGGGTCAAAACCTGCAACCCAATAATCAGAAGCAGCGATGCCATAATTAAATTCCGTAGGCGTTCCCCATTGCATACGACGTTCGGGGACTAAATCAATAGTATTTATAAAGTACGGATTCATTACCTGAGAATGGAGATCGTAACCTCTGGCTTTCCATTGTGTAAACGTCAATCGATTACCGGCAATCATAAACATTGGTTCTCCGGCCTCACACCAGAAAATATTATAGTCACTTTCAAATCCCTCCAAACAGGATTCATTCATGACGTTAATATTCGTCAGCCGGTTCTTTGTGTAGAAGATATTGTTTTTGATCTTCGTGCCTTTAGCTGATCCGACCGGATTGTCATTCTCATAAACGTCAATCAGTCCCCGCCACGTTCCTATACCCGGACCGACGTAAAGAGAATCCTCAGAATAAAATGTATTATTATAAATCCTCACTCCGTTCATTCCCTTCACAACAATTCCAACGGCTGGAGGATTGCGGATTATGTTGTAAGCAACCACGCCTGTTGAATCAGTCATGCCGTTTGACTTCCGGATTATTCCCATTGGAACGTAGTCAAGGTAGTTATACATTATCCGAACGTCGGTATGATAACCTGTAAAGACCCCGTGAGTGATAGTGTTAGCGTCCTGATCTCCTACCCATGTAAACTTATTGCCCGTTATCTCTGCCCCTCTCAGATTGTTCGTGTACGCTCCGGTGTTCTCCTGTCCCGCCTCCAACATATAACCCGTTGTGTTCTCTCCGGTGACTGAGTTGTTTCTGAAGATGAATTTAACAGGCCGTGTGCGGTTTGTCGTGACCCCGTAGGATGTTCCACTGAGAGTGTCAACAAACGTGCGGCCTTCAACCAAAATAGTATCTTGTGCCGACAGTGATAAAGGCAAAAAGAGCAAAAACCAAAAGCGTTTCACTTCGCTATGAATGAATCGTTATTGCTCTGGTACATTATAAACCGGCCTCCGTAACCTTTCGTAGCATGAGCCGGAGATGCAAGAATAGTCAGGACTTTCTTGTCATATTGCCCTGTCGGTCGCTTATCTTCAGGTATTCCCGCAGCATCCCAATCAAAATTGAGATCAAAATATTGTTCCTGTTCTGCAAGTAGTCTGTCTGCCGCATCATATAACCCGTGAATCTTCTGCCAATTATCTGTCAATAGGTCGCCCGTCGGTATGATTGTCGGAGGCACTGTGTCAACTGCTTTTACTGAAAATGAAATCTCAGTGAAGTTGTCAAATACATCTGTTGCTCGGATTGTTACCGTAACCTGTGGATTCGTGGCGTTTAAAGTAAACCCAGGCAGGGGATACTGAGTGACCGATTTGATCTGACAGTTATCCGAAACTGTTACCATCGGAAGATAGTCCGGAAGTGTCGCCTCGCATGAAGTTGTAACATACACATATTGCGGAGGTATCTGGGCGATCAGGCAAGTACATGAGCTTGCCAAAAGCATAACGATTGCAAAAATAAGTAGCTTTTTCATTTCATTATTTGTTTGAAGTTATAAGGATATTTCTTTAACCATTCTGTAAGTTCTGGGTGATTAATTTCATCCAAAGTTATGAATTTCTTTTGTGCAAACCATTCTGTACGGTGAAATATATCTTCTCCGGTCTGCATATCCGGCAGTCTTATTTCTTCGGGTGATCCGTCGTCAACAACAATGAACACAAAATCCTCATCCTTATACTGACAGAAAGAAGCAAGTGTTTTTTCAAGTTGCATCTGGCGTTGGAAATATGTAGCTACGATTGCAATCATGAGGCGAACATTGGCATTTGACAAAGGAGATAAACGTGGCAGTCCGCCATATTACGCAGGTATGTTTCCATCAAAAACCGTTTCTTTGTTTTTGCGCTCACATTGCAAAGTTAAACAAACGGAATTTAAAAACAAATATTGTTCTGCTGTCATTGGTTTTATGATTTTGTGAATCACTTCCGGAGCGTAGGTGTCTTTGTAAGCCTGAATCTAAAATCAAATATAATAAAATGTTTTAATTATCTACTTGTTGTTTGTCTTTTTTTTGATCCTGGGTTAATAAAAGGCGGGAGCGACAAGCGTTCCATCCCTCTAAATAGAAGGCGGCGGCATCGGCAAAGTTTATTTTGTTGCCTCCCGGCTCAACTGCGAAGCAGGCATAGTCAGTTTCTTTTGCTGCTATTTCAGCCTTTTCAAACGTCATCTTGCTCGGCATCCTCTCGGCTATCCGCTTCTCCACCTCCTGATTGATGTAGTCTTCTGCCTCGTCTGCCGTAAATTGTTGCTTAATTCTCGGCAAAGACTCTGGATTTTCTGTCGCATTTATTTGCTTAATTTGCGACAATTTTTCAATTCTCACTTTTACTTCTTCCTCACAATTAAAAA